CCCACTAGGGTGTAGCCTGTAATGGGGTGGCTGGTTGACCATATCTACTTTGTAGAGTTCTTCTGCTACGGTGTTCCACTGTACCTCTTCATTTATTGGTTGTTTCATTATATCTCACACGCTCCTGCTGTACATGCCAGCGTCTGGGCTACCTCTGTCATGTCCTCGGACTCATACATGGAGAGCCTACCCCAGTCTATACTAGGCATACCCTCTACCATAACAGCATACTGATCAGCATCTATCTCCTCATAGGGTGCTTGCTGGTATACGTGATCAGTACGTGGTAGGAACGATACACCACTAGACTTAGTAATGTTATCCCATGCCCACTGCCCTACCTCTAGGAACTCATCGTCACCATAGTACACAGTCTGGCTGATCTTATGCTCTGCCCAATGCTCCTCATAGGTACGGTTTAGTTGTAGCTGATCCATTGCACCCATGTCCTTTGTACACCTAGCTCCCTTGGGTGCCTTCTGAGGAAAGGAGAAGACCATGTTCTCTGCATTCATTACATCCTGCTCATGTGGTACACCCTGATCTATCAGTAGCTGAGTCAATGGATCTTTTCTATCCTGACGTACACGTCTGATGTAGTAAGGAGAGAACCTAGCATGTATACCACTGGCGCTATCTACTAGCTGACTGACCGTACCACTAGGCTTAACACAGGTGATAGCTGTACTCTGCTGTATACTATGTCGGACATACTCCCCATCATCTTCTGCTACTAGAGGACCAAGCCTAGCTGCCCATTCCTTATTGGTATCGATAGCTGTCTGCTTCATCTCCTCTAGCCATAGCTCCAAGAGACCCTTATCCTCTGATCCATTAAGAACTGCATGGTCCATGATACCTGTAACACTAACCCCAAGTAACCTCTCCTCCTCTGTGTTACGTCTCCATATAGGACGTACATAACGGAAGTTAGTAAGAGTAGACTGCAATGTACCACATATAGTAGCCCATCGTACCTTCTCCTTCAGCTCCTCTAGTGAGTCACCCTCTCTAGCTACTACCTCTGATAGGTTACAGACCTGTGCTGATCGTAGTATGATCTCTGAGCAAGGATTCGTCCCAAACTCATAACCTAGCTCACGTCTACCAGACTTAGCTGCCTGGTTCTGAGCAGCTATACGAGAGAACAGACCACGCTCACCTGCCTTACTCTCATGTAGAGACAGCCACTCCTTGAGGAACACATCAAAGTCTGGTCGCTCTGTATAGACAGCACTATTATTAGCCAGTGCTCTCTGTCCCTCATCCATGTACCATTGGCCTGTCTTAGCTCCCCTCATCCTATCATCAGATAGGTTACTGAGGCTTATGAGAGCGCTCCTACGGACACCACCTACTACTACTATCTCTGCTATCTTACACACTAGATCGTGGCACTCGAGAGATGTGAGACGCCTTCCTGATGCACCCCTGACTAGTTGTGTAGCATAGTGGAACAGAGAGTTAAGTGGCTCAGGTCCAGAGCTACGTCCACCAAAGGTCTTGAGTGGTGCTCCCTTGGGTCGTAGTCTACTCATGTCCCACTTGGGCAGCTGTCCAGCATACAGCATAGACAGTAGCTCCTTGAATGCAGTAGCCCAACCTATCTTGCTATCACGTACAACGATAACAGTATCAGTAGGGTAGTGATCCTCTGCTACTTCTGGTAGCTTGGCTATGTGCTGTCTCTCTACACTAAAGCCAACACCTGTACCACACATCAGTACATAGACTATCTCATCGAAGGCACGTATATGATCTATAGCTATGTAGCTACAGTTGTACCCTGCCATTGCATCCCTGTCTAGTGCTGGTCCTGCTGTTGCCATAGCTCTCATGCTAGGCATGATCTCCTGGTCCTCGATCATAGCATGGAGGATAGTCTTCTCATTGTCTCCAAGGAATCCCTTGTCTGCCCAGTAGCCGACGTACCTGCCTACTGTCTCTCTCCAATCTTCTCTTCTTCCCTGCTCTGGCAGCCACCTAGCATAGCGACTCTTATGGATATACTCTTGGTACTGGTTCATTATAAATAGGTCTCCATGATGTTGTTTAACTTACGGATATCAGGATCGTATGATCCATCTCTTACATTACGTAGTACAGCAGCTCCCCTGTATACATCTCTTCCTCTACCCCAGTAGTCATGACTCTCTGTGTGGGCACACCCTATGATCAGGGTAGACAGCGGACTACCATCCCCTAGCATACGCTGTCCATGTATCAGTGGTCCGTGTTGATGACCAGCTATGTGTGGGAATCCGATATTTTTTAATCTAATATCAGCACTACCACCTTGGATGCTGCCCATTAGAGAGGTAGGGTTAACAAAGGCATGACTAAAAGCTACACCATTGATCTTAACGATATCAAGATAAGGGTACACCCAGTACCCAGCCTCCTCATACCCGAAGGGATCATCTCCAAAGGCACCCTGCATCTGAGGATCATTACCTTCTAACCTAGACAGTCTGTTCTCGTGATTACCTAGTGTCATTATAAGGTGGGGGCTGTGTCCCTCAAGGCTGTCCCCGAACAGTCCAAGCATATCACGTCCATACTGTAACTCCTCGTTCAACCTGTTACCTTCCATCTCTACTGTACCTTTGGAGTAGGAAGAGAGTGATGCCATATCGAGGAAGTCACCTATGTTAACTACAATATCTACACCTTCATCAGCAAACCAACGAGCTATAGCTTCTACTGGACGTGTGTCATGACCAGGCATACAATGGGCATCTGGGTAGAAGCCTATGGTACAGTCACCCATCGTATCCCATACATTATCTTCATTCAGTATCATCTAGTTCACCCTCTAGTTCGTAGGCCTCTTCAGTCTCCTTCAGTATCTCCAAAGCAACATGAGGGTTACCTTCTTCAATTGCTGAGATAGCCTCTCGAACATCCATGATGTTCATCGCTACTAACATATTTAGATAGTCCATCCTAGTTCCTTCCTCCCATAGTAGATACCAATCAACACTGCCTCAGCTATATCGATATTGTCAACCTTCATCTTCCCCTTACGTAGGAAGGCAGGGTCTACTAGCTCTCTGGCTAGTGCTATACTAAGACCCTTGTCCTTTGATAACTCCATTGCTCTCTTCCATTGACTAGGAGCTACTACCCTGACAGGGACAAGAGAGATATCTAACCCTGCACTATATTGCATACCCCAGTTCACGGCTGTTGTGTTGGTAGCTATAGGTGACTGATGTTTCATACGGAAGTCAAGTAATCCTTCCATCACCACCATAGCTACACCAGAAGTAGAAGGTCCACCAGTTGCAAACTCCTTCAGCTCCTGTATCTCATTCCATCCAAAGAAACGCTGACCCTTTGGAACCTTAACCTTATAGGTATCGAGGAGGCTACCCCGCTCATCGAACAGGGCAGCAGCCCCTGACTTGCCTGGATCTATAGAGAGTAGTGTCATAGTTGATACCCATACTCCCAGTCATAATCGAAGTCCCACATCTCATCAACCCTACGTCTCATGTGTAGTAGCTGACCTTGTTCTAGGAAGTAAGGTTCATCATACCCTTTCTCGTAGTAGCTCTCATGGACCATGTTGATGAACACCTCAGTGTCTCCATTAGCTAGGCTGAGTAGATGCTCTACGTGCTTGATCCCTCTGCCAGGTAGTCCCGGTATTGAATCAACGCTATCACCTGTGATCATCTGAGTATAGAAGTGAGTAGCAGATTGTTCCCATGTCAGCCATTTCTCGATGTCTTTACGTGGATCATAGTGTAGTCCAAACATATTCTGTAGATCTTTATCAGGACCAACAATTACTGAGTCAGCACTACCAGTGAGGAAGGAATCCATCTGCCTAGTACAGACCATATCGTCTGCTTCACACCCCAAGGCTACCTCTGCACCATGCTCATCCATCATGTACTGTCTTACAGTTTTGTAATGGTATGGCTTAACGCTATTACGTGCTGACTTATAGGGCTTGCTTACTGCTATGTCGTACCTGAAGTTACCTACGTGTGGGGTTAGCCACACCTCTATGTTGTCACTGAAGAACCTATCCTTTAGTTTGTCTAGCTCATTGTCTACCTTCCAATGGACTAGCTCAATAGGATCTGCCCATACCCATGAGTCTTTCTCTGTGTCAATACAGACAAACTCCTGATCCTGTATGTCCTGATCCTGTCTCTTATCCTGACTGATTGCACCTATCAGGTAGCATAGGTAGTCTGCATCTACTAGTATCAGGCTATCCTTATCTCTATCGACACCTGCCTCTGGTGTCATGTCTAAAACATTAGGTACTGTAGCCAATATATTCATTCTTCTTCCTCTCTGATTGTACTAAACCAATGTATACCATGCCATGCCCACGCTGTAAGGAATGACTTGAACTCACTACCATTTTCAGCGTAGGTATAGAACCCCATGTAGGGCAGGATACCACCAATGAACCAACTCGTCTCGAAGTACTCATCTAAAAAGCCACCCCCTATATAGAGGGCGACTATTAGTAGTGGGATTATAAATATATCCACTGGTTACTGGACACGATTCTTAATCATCTCCTTGATAAACTCAGGAAGAAGAAGGTCATCTACTGTATCCCAATGTGCCTCACTAACTACCATAGGTTCATTGAGTGGAGCATCTACCGAGCTACCTCTCATTGGTGGGGCTACGTTATCAACCCTAGCCTTACCACCAGAGGTGATACCCGTAGTCACAGTGACAGGCATACCGATCATGTCACCAAGGCTACGTCCATCCTTGACTACACTCTTGTACATCTTCATCAGGTTAGACTTATCAGATCGAGATACCTTGTACATCTTACCTAGTATCTGATCACGTAGTACTACCTCTCCATCTGCCTCTGCCTCGAACCGCTCAGTAGGTAGGGTGAAGGAGTACCAGATCTGACGTGATACATCCCAGTCAGCCTGAGTACACTTATCATCTGGCTTGTCTTTACTATCGAACTTCTTCTGCTTCTGTATACCAAGATCAACAATGAGACTGATCACTGCTGGGTATACACCTGCTTCAACTACTTCAACCGTGGACTTGTCTGCTGGTAATTGACTTGGGGAAAGATTTAGCATGTAATTATATTCCTATTTGATTAATGTGTGCTGGCGTAGTCTTTACCAGCTTTCGTATCGAACTCTATTGGTACTCTTAAACTAAACTTCTCTGTTACCCATCTGCCTGCTGCCTCCCATTCAAGGGCTAGATCCTCGGCATACATAGGTAACACTTCTACCTGTGCTTCATCGTGCATCGTACATACCGCTCTCCAATGTGGAGCACCTAGTAGTACACGAACAAAGCAGTTCTTCATGATCACTCCACCTGCTGACTGGAAGAGGGCATTGGTTGCTGAATGAGGTGATCGTGTCATGACCTTCCTACCATCCAAACCTGGTACCCATCCGTATGTCTTAGCATGGTTACTACAGAACTCTCTTACCTTAGCTAGTCCAGGATTAGCCTCCCAGAAAGCCTCGAACATTGCAGCACCTGTCTTGAGTGGTACTCCTGCCTGTGATGCTACCTTACGAGCCGTTGCTCCGTAGAGTATAGCATAATAGATAGTCTTAGCCTGTGGTCTTGTTATCTCCCTGCCTGCTGCCAAGCTAAATGCAGCAGCGTTCTTAGCATGAACGTCTCCTTGCAGTAGCTCTCTTGCAAACTCACCACCATCATGTGCAGCGGTGTAATGTCCTGCTACCCTAGCCTCCAAGCCAGCAGCATCAGTACCTGATAGGACATACTGAGTAGGTACGGTAAGGAGTGAGCGTATCTCTTCCCCGTATACAGCATCTACTGCTGGTATGTTTACTATCTGACGATGGGTATACCGTCCTGTGTTAGTGCCTAGAGGTATCGCTCTGGCCTCTACCCTGCCGTCTGAGCGTACTTCATTCAACCAACCACCCTCTACCCCATCCTTCTTCCTTGTACGTCTTAGGATGCCTAGCCTGTGGTTGACTACCCTCCATCTAACAAAGAGCTGACCTGCCTGACCCTCAATAGTATCAAGACAACTCTGATCTTCGTCTGCTTTAGGTAGACGTGATGATGATACCACATACGTACCATCTTTGTTTAGTTCATAACCTCCCTTGTCTGCTTTCTTGTAGTTAAAATGATTAGGCTTCCATCCCTGTGAGTAGAGGAAGGATGTTACCTGTGCTGAACTATTAAAATTAAAAGGTACAAACCTCACCCTACTCAGTGGTCCTGCTACTGCACTGGCATGTTCGGGTAGTAGGTAGTCTACTAGTGCTTTCTTTAACTTACCTGCCTGAGTGAACGGAGTAGGGTAGGTAGTACCTGGTTCTACCTTCCAAGGTAGTACATCTTTTAGCTGATCCTCAATCTGCTCTAGCTCCAGTGCTAGCTTATCTGCTAGTGCCTCTGCTGCTGGCAGGTTCAGAAGGAACCCCTTCTTTTCTATCTCATTCTGTAGTAGCTGTGCATCATACTCGGTACGTATAGCGTCACTCCAATCACATCCTTTACCTTCATCGAGTAGCTGCCTCAGTACCATAGTGTTAATGAGTGTATCCTGTATACATCTGAACTTCATGTCCTGATCGTACCGAGTCCAGTCCTCATGTACTGGCTTGGCTACACCTAACTTCTTACCCCAAGCATCTATTGAATGACCACCTAACCTATCTGGTTGATACAGTCTCGATAGTATGAGGCTATCCTCGTATGCCTTGGGTTCAAACCAAGGATATAACTTCTTGATAAGAGGACCATCATACCCGCAGTAGTTATGAGCGACTACGATATCTGCCTCCATCAGGAACCGTAGCCCTTCCTCTATCTCATCAGGTCCAAAGAACTTCTCCTGCCTGCTGTGTAGATCCCTTGTAGCGATACACCACAGCCTAGTAGCTGCATCAAGGAGGCCATCTGCCTCTATATCGAATACCCTGATGATCATTTGTCATCAAGCTGTAGCATTCGAGTATTGAAGTATGTCTCCTTGTACTCACTAAGGGTAGGCTTTAGATCTTCATCTATCTCCTCTAACCTATCCTCTATGGTACACATCTTCTTGTCTAGTACCTTCATCACATCCAGTAGATGTAACCTCTCCTCTACTAACTTAGCTCTATCTTTAGCTAACATTACCCACCTCCACTGAGTATCTGGTACTCAGTATACTCTTTTAACATACGTTTGATATCCTCCTCACTGAACATAGCTGCAATACCTAGCCTCTCTATCTCCTGCTCTGGTGCATACAGATCATCAGTGAATTCTATTACTCTACCATCGTCCCTGTGTACCAGTACACGCTCACCTGTGTCTGGTACTACCTGCCATACCTCATCATAGGTCATGGTCTTTCTCCATACTCATTAATGCGAGTCTCTAGTTCTGCAATACGAGCATCCTGTAATGCAATTCGTGCGTCTTTAACTGCCGTAGTACTCTTCAAGGTATCGATTGTCTTCTCAAGTAACCAGATCTCTGTTTCTTGGTCATCCCTTGTCTCAATATCTCTATATACTGCTGCAAGGATAATGTTTCTATCTGCTTGTTTCATCAGTCATACTCCTCCTCAGTGCTACCTCTAGTTTATCAAGCATCTGCTCCCAGTCACCACTGATTACATGGTCCTCAAGGATCACGATGCCTGCATGTTTCTTTAGCTCAGGACAGTAGCCCTCTACCTGTATTGCACTGACTGGATGTGGTTCATCAGCACCCAGCATCTGGAATCCCCAGCCTGGTAGTGATACAGACAGCTCATCTAAGCGCTCTCTAAGCCTGTCTAAGCCATCCAATTTAAGTTGCCTTACCTTACTCATGTCTTCCCTCCTCGAAGGCTGCTATAGCCACTGGTGTGATTGGTCTGATTAGTTCTAGTAGTGCATCAGCATACACTCTTATCTCATACTGTGCATGTTCATGTTGACGTTCAGTTAGAAACTTAAACAAGTTACTCAGGTTAACAGTAGCAAACAGATGTGTGTATGTACCTAGTGGTAGTACACACCTCGCTACCTCTCTTGGTACACCCTGTTCTATCAGAGAATCGTACTCGTTAAACGATAAATCACAACTACGAGCAATCCTACTACTAGTATGCCAGTTCCTCTCCACTATCTGCTCATCCATCTGCTCATCCATTACCCTCATCTGCTTATTGTCGGTTGACTGTCTGCCTATATGAGAGGGACTAGGTATATAGAACTCATCTTCTAGCTGACGATACCGAGCACTGATCTCATTAAAGCTCCAGGTTCTGTGTCTCATCCACTGCCTCATTACAAAGATAGGAGCCTTGATCTCGAAGGTAAAGGTAACACACTCGAACGGGGTGTTGTGTCCGTTCTTGTATAGGTAATTGATAAGCCTAGTGTCACTACCCTTATCCTCTCCAGCCCTCCACGCTGCATCGTAGCTGACTCTGGCATTACGTACAATAGATAGGTCGTCTCCCATTGTATCAATTAGCCTGACATAGCCTGCATCCAGTATATCTAGTGTAGTACCCATCATGTCATTCTCCCCTTCTTCAGTACCACCCATGATAGGTTGTCTAACCTGCTGTTACTCTTGTCTCCATCTCTATGCCAAGGTATATGCTTGTCACTGGGTGGTGGTCCGATAAAAGAACAGAGAACTATGTCATTGATATACCTATGTATTCTACCTGTTGGTGTGGCTACCTTAGTGTAAGGGCTATCATCCCAATCAATACCACAGTTAACAGGCTTACCTCTTGAGTTGTAGACTGTACCTCTATTATCTACAGACCAACCACTAGATCCTTCTATGTTTCTTGTCTGTTTCTTGTATGCTTCTCTATCAATAGACAGATCATTAAACAACAAGTTCTCATTATAATCAGTATTCATGTATTTGTTTCCTTTGCATACCCTATTCCCCTACCCCTTATATATTAGACTTGCAGGCGAATAGGTAATTGTTAAAATTAATTGTGTTTATTACACAGATGTAATGTTAGTCGATCAATTCCAGGTGACTGTAATCTACGTTAGAGAAGTACTTACCTGATCTGATCCTGAAGCCTCCCTCTTTAGCTATAGCGTACGCTGCACCTATCATCTCATCGAACCTGTCTACCTTATCCCAGTTAACAGGGAAAGGAACTATATCTACTGCCCTTGATGGGCTAACGTTATGATTGGAGGTAGGCCAAGGCAGACCTAATCCTCTGTCATGTATATCTGTCTGTTGGTCCTCGTCCCTGTATCCCCATAGTACACTAAGGTCAAAGATATCTGCTAACTTGTTACAAAGAAACACTAACTTAGGATCTAGTGTCTCCATTGCCTGCTTACTCTTGAAGGACCAAGGATACAGGGGTTCATAGTCTACACACCAAGGATCTCTGTTCTCTGGTGTCCATAGTAAGTCGTATGCCGAACCCCCAAAGTCCTTCTTAATGCCCTTGATTTTCTCTATCGTCTCATCCAATTGAGTTAGTAGTGAGCGGGTCTGTTGTGATTCCGTCATTGTAATCTCCTAATGTTAGGTGGCTTTCAGTTAATCTACCTGTCTCTGTATCATAATACATTAAACATGCAGGTCCAGTACGTCCAGTGAATCTATCTTTCAGTATCGTAATCTTACTGGTGTTTCTAATGATGGGATCATCGTGCTGTTGGTCCCTGCTTAGTGCATACACCCCATGAGAGAGCTGTCCTATGCTCCGTGAGCCTCTCAAATTGTTGAGGTTAGGTACTGCCCCTTCCTCAAATGATTGTCCACTAGGAGGCGTGTTGAGGTGACAGACTAGACTGATGTGTATGTCTAGTTCTTCTGTCAGTCTCTTGAGTTTGGTCATGAGTACATCTATGTTCTTCCTCTCATCCCCATCAGTGGCCACCTCACTCAGTAGTATAGACAGGTGATCAATGACGAACTTCTCACACCCCATGCCTGAGCGTAGGTATCTGATTTTCTGTAATAAACGGGGTGCCTCGATGCTACCCCAGTGATCGACACATACCAGGTTATCGTTAGCATTAGCCATCTCCCAGTACCTACGTAGATCCTCATCAGATACAGTAGCTCGTACCTCTGGTAGGTGTAGTGGTAGGTTAGCACAGATAGACATCTGACCTAGTATAGTACTGGCTAGGTCTTCCTCTAACGACAGCACACCTACCTTCAGGTCATGTACTACTGACCAGTTATGGATCAGCTCCCTCATAACAGCGGTCTTACCCATACCTGTACCACTAGTCCATGT